TTACTCCTGATGTACCAGATGTACCAGACGAACCAGCTCCATCTTTACCACTTGTGCCAGATGTACCGCTTGTACCACTACTTCCATTAGCTCCACTAATTCCAGATGTTCCCGATGAGCCACTACTTCCAGATGTACCGTTTATACCGCTTGTGCCAGATGTACCTGAAGTACCTGATGTTCCAGCAGCCATTGATGAACCTGTTACAATGTATAATGTATTAGGGTCAGTTGCGTTTGTTGATAATAATGTACCATATGAAGAACTATCTATTGTTACAATGTAATTAGCTGGTGATACATTTGTGTATGTATCAGTTACATTTGATACAAAACTACCACTCAAGCTACCACTTACTATATTAATTGTTGGCCCATTTATACTAATTGAACCAGTCACACCTAATGAACCTGTAATTCTAGCACTACCACTATAAGGGAATTGAACACCCTGAATAGATGATGTAGATATTAGAGTTGATACATTATTAGCTCCACCTACCCAAACATATCCTTGCGATAAAGATGCTGTTAAAGATGCGCTTGTTGCGTTTATTGAACCTGTAACACCTAATGAGCCTGATACAATAAATGAACCAGTTATTTGAGTTCCTATTGATGTACCAGAAGTTCCTGATGTGCCACTAGTCCCACTTGTTCCTGCACTTCCACCACTTCCTGCAGTTCCGTTTGTTCCTGATGTTCCTGATGTGCCGGCCGTACCGCCTGAACCAGCAGTTCCGTTTGTTCCAGAAGTTCCTGAACTACCTCCACTACCAGCTGTACCATTAGTGCCGCTTGTTCCAGATGTTCCACTACTTCCTGAAGTGCCGCTTGTACCTGATGTACCACCACTACCAGAAGTACCTGATGTTGAACTTAATACAACACCAATTTGTTTAGCTGCTATTGTTACTGATGGAGATGCTGGATAATCCGGTGTTGAACTATTTGCTGTTATTTGTACGTTAGAGTTAGATGATTCAAATACAAACTGAATATAATCATTTGAATTCATATATAATTGTAAAGGATTGTTTCCAGCTACAATTGAATCCGTTGTATCTAAGTTAATATATTGTGCACTACCACTTATGTTTACACCATTTCTTCTAGCCCAAATTACTACCTGAGCGGATGCACCACCCGATGTTTTATCTAATTGAGCTGAATATTGAAATTCATAATATCCAGCATAACTTACACTAATCTTTGTATTATCTCCACCATCAATTTGAATTGCGTTAGAAAGAGATGCTGAGTTATAAGACCATAATGTTGGAGTACTTACACCACTCAATGCTTGTGTTGTATTAGAACTAAATTCACCATAGTAATTCATAATACCAGCACCACCCGTACCAGGTGCACCATTCGTTCCACTAAAGCCCGATGTACCGCTTGTTCCAGTTAAGCCCGATGTACCACTTACGCCTGATGTACCTGAAGTACCATTGCTACCACGTGTACCACTGCTTCCTGATGAACCTGATGAACCATTAACACCCGATGTACCATCAACTCCAGATGTACCACTACTTCCCGATGTACCCGATGTGCCGCTTGTACCTGCTGTACCACCACTACCTGCCGTACCATTCGTAGCAGATGTTCCACTACTTCCTGATGTGCCAGACGAACCCGAAGTGCCTGATGTTGCTGATGTACCTGAAGTACCAGCCGAACCACCACTTCCAGCTGTTCCGTTTGTTCCTGAAGTGCCTGATGAACCACTGCTTCCTGAGGTTCCTGAGGTGCCTGCTGAACCTCCACTACCAGCCGTACCATTTGTACCGCTTGTACCAGAAGAGCCGCTTGTACCACTACTTCCTGAAGTTCCTGATGTGCCTGCTGAACCATTTGTTCCATTTACTCCACCACTACCATTCGTTCCGTTTATTCCTGATGTACCGTTTACGCCTGATGTACCATTTACACCAGAAGTTCCTGAAGTACCATCACCACCTGCTGCTCCTGCTAAGTTAATTTGCCATGCAGTATATGTACCTGTTCCTAAAAACATTGTACATTCAAACACCATTACACCCGTTGCTGGATTGTAAGATGTTACAGGACCTTCCATATAATTTAATGCATCTTTAGCAACTAACACAGTTTGTGCAGCTGAATATGCTAATCCCGTTCCTATTGTTAAAGTTTGTGTTCCTAATCCTATTGTTAAAGATGTAGATGAAGTAGATTTATATAAGCTACCATCAACACCAGAAGTACCCGATGTTCCACTACTTCCGCTTGTGCCAGAAGTTCCTGATGTGCCGGCTGTTCCTCCACTACCCGCTGTTCCATTTATTCCTGAAGTGCCACTACTTCCTGCAGAACCATTGCTTCCATTAATTCCTGAAGTACCATTAACACCACTTGTCCCTCCACTTCCGTTTGTTCCATTTATACCTGATGTTCCAGCAGAACCATTACTACCATCTTTACCGCTTGTTCCTGATGAACCCGATGTACCGCTAGTGCCACTTGTGCCTGCAGTTCCACCGCTTCCTGCCGTACCATTTATTCCTGAAGTTCCACTAGTGCCACCAGTTCCGTTTGTTCCAGCTAAACCATTTGTACCATTGATGCCCGAAGTACCGTTAACACCCGAAGTGCCATTGATACCGCTTGTTCCGTTTACACCTGATGTACCTGATGTTCCACTAAATGTACCATCCTTACCACTTGTACCAGAAGAACCTGATGAACCTGCTTGTCCATTTACGCCTGATGTACCATTAGTTCCAGCTGCACCATTTGTACCAGAAGCACCATTAGTTCCGTTTAATCCGTTTATATTAAATGTAATCCAATATGAATCATTGCTATTAATAGATGAGTTACCAGCTTCAAAACTAATTGATGACATATACAATACACCAGTATTATAGTTTGAAGCATTTACTTTATATAAACCAAATTTTGTATTATCGTTTATATTAGTTATTTGTATTTCAAATGAACCATTTTGATTATCTAAATTTCCTAAATAAGAAAATAAATTTGAATAAGCTGCATTAGATGTCAAATAGTTTACCCATATTGCTGATACACTTCCAAATGTACCATCACCAGTTGTTACATCAAATCCATTAGCAGGTACTGAAGGAGCGAATCCTTGCTTATATTGCCATTGGTTTGTATTAGCTGGTATTACCGTTTTACCCGATGTACCATTAGTTCCACTTTGTCCATACACAAATATAGAAGCTGTACCATTGTTAAGTGATACATCTACACTACCAGTAAAGTTTAAAGTTGTTGCAGTTCCTAAAATGCTTCCTGTTTCGGAAACCTTTACACCACTACCACTTGCTATCAAACCATTTAATTCAGTTTGTATATAATCTGCTTGTGTTTGTAAAGCTAAAGAATCAATCATATCCTGATTAAAGTTTCTTAGAACTTCAGGTGTAATATATCCTACATTATTATTAGGAAACGATGATTGGTTGTCTTGAGTTAATTGTGTTTTATTTAAATTAGACATATGTTATATTGGGTTTATTTGGAATCCATTGCTGAAACCATCTGAAAAAGGTGCTAAGCCTGTGTAAGGATATGATGTTTGTCCTACCCCTTGCGATACTAAAGCTCCTCTACAACAATCAGTTGAATAGGTATCTTCTTTCTCACATAAACAAGCTCTTCTGCTATTATGTGGTACGTTTCTACCTCTTGTTGGACCGAAGTAAACTCCTGTCCATTTTCTCATATTTCTGGTCTGTGATGGTGTTGGCATATCTTATTCAGTTGGGGGTTGTGTACTATATACTAATCCAACTCCTTGTGACATTAAATGCTTACCACAACATTTGAAAGAATAATAGTTTCGGTTTAAACATAAGCAAGCTGATTTAGCTCCTCCAGTTCCACCTCTACCACCATCTTCTCCAAAAAATGGAACACTTCTTCCTATTGTTGGACCAGGCTTTCGTATAGGTAATGCTACTACTTTAATCTTTCCCATATGGATTCTTTTCAATTTAACAATTAAGTAAACAAAAGTTACATTTGAACTCGGTTAGTTGCGTTTTCATATAACATCTTTTCTAACTCAGCTCTATCTGCATCATAAGCTAATTTTAATAAACATGTCTCTAATGGTAAATTTGTTATCTCATCTATACGAGTTATATCTCCATTAGCTAATTGTATTAAGGAAGCGTAGGATTTCCACTTCTTTCCAAAATTGATTTCAGCCTGTGTGGTAGAACCTCCTGAGAAGTCTGAATCAAAGAGCTCAGGGTAGAATTCCACAAGTCCTTTGACAAATTCACAAAAAAAAACAAACAACCAAAATGAATATCCATTGTTACATCTAAAAACAATTCTGAATCTATTAGACCTTCATATGGAATTGTATCATATAGTTTGCCATATCTTTTTATAATAGGTCTATATAAAATACTCATTACTTCAGCCCATTGCTTATCTATTTGTAATTTTTCGTATTTTGATATATCCACATAAGCACCATAACTCATTTGTGATAGGTTAGGCTCAAATCCATACTTTACTCCATCAATTTCAATTTCTCTTTGTATTGGATAGTTTGTGTTTTGTAGAAATGAATATAGTTTGTCTTTAATCAATGTATATGTTTCAGTATCTAAATCCTTTAACATAGCTACATTAAATTTAGCTAAGTGATGGAATAGTGTAGCAGTTATTGCTTCATCATCACCTTCATAACTTTTCAAATCATCTGCCAATCTGATGTAATCTCTTAGGGTTACTGCTGACCAATCGTTAGGTACTGTTATTGATACTTCTCTTTTCATATTAAAATTGTTTTTTTACTTTGTATTGTTCAGGGTTAATCAAGTCCACTGTTGTGCTTACTGATGTTTTGGTTGTTACACCTTGCTTTGCCAATTGTATCATATGTTGTAACTCTTGCAACTTTTTCATAGCATTATCTCTTTGTGCTACTATTGCGAATGCATTAGCTTTCACATTTTCTAATTCGGCTTCTAAATAGCTAACGTATTGTGCCATCTCTATAAAGTCCTGTTGTGTTAAATTGTCTATGTCCATTGTGTTGGTTGTTTTGTTGTGTATTGTGGCATTGTATGATAATCTGATAATCTTTTGAATTCACCTTTATGATTCCAATTGACATCATTCTCTTTAGTAATCTTATCTAAAAAGTAATTTGTTTTATTCCATAAGCCTGAGTTGTATAGCTTTTCAGTTAATACTCTTTCAGCATAAGAACCATTTACATCTATATTGAATAGGTGATTGATATCGTTTATGCCACCACCTATAATATAATCAGTAATATATCCATCTCTATGATTATGCCATGCCAATAGATTAAGCTTATCCCAATCCATACAATCTAATAGGGCTTGTGAGTTAGTTGGGTACATATCGTTTCTAATCTTTAATGCATGTGTGTATCCCATCTTTTGTGCTTGTTGTAAGCCTGATTGAGTTGATATCTTTTGCATCCCTAAGTTTTGTACTCCTTTCCATTCAGGTATCCTATTGTAAATCACCATATCATTAGGATTAAATTCAGCTACACAATTCTCCCACGTTGAAATTATTAATTGATGGCTACCCCATGCATCTCTAATGAAATCATATTCCATTTGAGTTATTGGTCCTTGTACTACTATTGCTATGTTCTTATCCATATATCTATATATATTTATATATTATCTAACACTTATTATATATTTGCCGGCGCTAGCAGCCTTTTGTGATAACTTCATCATTCCCACATATCGTGCAGCATCTATTAAGTGGTTATTGAAATCTATTGGTTTATCTAATTGCTTTCCAAATCTATCCGTTTCCCACTCATATGAATAAAACTCATTAGTAAGGTTTTGACAACTCTTAGGGATGAATAGCTTATGGTTCTGTAATATACCAATACCAAAGTTAATACTATCTTTACCTTTGATTACAGGCCTTATATTAAATCCCATACGATATAATTCTTCTATCAGGCGAGGTTCAGCAGAATCAGCCCATATCTCATCTCTACCTTTTACCAATTCTTTTAAAGCATCTGCTATATCAGTTGTTACCATACCTCTCTCATATAAATGCTCTAAGATATATAACTCATTACCATTCTGCTTCCATAGGGATACGATAGCCGTTGGGTCATTACTAAATCCAAAATCTATTCCAAATGCTATAAACTCTGCAGTTTCAGGTATCCATTCTACTGGTGTGAATTCAAAGATGGCTTTATCGTTATTAACATATTCACCCAATCCATATACCTTCCATGCTTTAGGGTTAGTTAATCTTAAATCCTCAATTGCTTTCTTTACGTTGTATTCTAAGTAAGGATTGTTCTTAAATGTAGTGAAGTATCTCGTACAATCTTGCATCTCTCTAATCCAATGGTATGGGGATATAGTAGGGTTATACGATAAGATGATTGGACCTGTTGTTCTGATTTGTAATTGAAAATAAGATTCAGTATCTATTTCATTCGCTTCTTCCAACCATAAGATAGTGCTCTTGAGACCTCTGAGCTTTTCAGCATCATCAGTGCTAATAAAAGAAATGGTGCTATCAGTATAAAAAGAATAAATTCTATCAGAAATGTTCCAATCATTTTCATTCCATATTCCAAGTGAAACCAAAACATCCTTAAAATCTTTAATTACCGTACGTTTTAAGCTTGGTATAGTTTTACGAACAATTGTAACTGATTCTTTATTTTCTAAACACTTTACTATAATCCATTGTAATATAGCCCATGTCTTACCTGAACGAGTTCCTCCTATATGATGTGTAACGCGTGTTGGTGAATCATTCTGATGTTGATAGGTTATTGTAGTATTAATCTCTAAGTTCATCTACTGCCTTTTGTTGTATATTAACATTGATGGCGTGTACTCTAGTCTCTATCTCTGCTCTCACTTCAGTTCGTGCTAACTTAGGTAGAACATACTCCATCATCTTTAAGGAAAGCTCTATTGCTCTTTCCGGGTCTTTCTTTCTTATCTTCTCTAAATCTTCGGCTATGTTGTTTAATGTATTATTGGCAGCACGAGCTAAGGTTAGTTTCATTTGTTCGGTTGAACGATTCAATGCGCCGGGTGGTCTACCTTTTGCTATCTTATTTCCTGCTTCAAACTTTGCCATCGTTATTCTTCGTTATTTTTGTATCTATATATATTTTAACACAATATATCCATTTTGTAATTACAGCTCCTTAAATTAGGTTATAATAGGGTTAAACCTAATCCTGAAAGGGGTTTGGTATTACTTCTTTTAAATGCTTCTTTACTTTCTTTACATTGAGGAAAGCTGTACTCTTTGATATTCGGATTTCTGATGCTAACTTCTCCAATGTCATTCCCTCATTAAAGAAATACATTTGAGCTAATTTAGATGGAGCCCATTGTCTAGTCCATTCCATTCTCTTTAATTCTTCTACTATCATATCATGTGTCCTTTCCCATAATTGGTCTCTTTCTTCATCATATGGTATATCTTCTTTATCGTATTCATCTGATATCATTCCAGTACGATTGTCCACTTTCTTTCTATTAATGTATCGGGTTTGTATAAAGGAACGGCAATACATTAAATTAAACGTATCATTAAACCAAATTGCGGGATTAGGTCTTTCAGCAAGGTAGAGGTATAATTCTGCTACCAACTCCTCTGCTATATCTCTATCCTTAGACGTATTAAATGCTACACTCATTAACCACTTATATGATTTATTATGTAATAGCTCTAATCTTTTATTTGTTTCTTCTCTAAGCTTCATCGTGCTCTTTAACCCATTTGTTTAAATCTTCTACACAAGTTCCCCAATGTCTTGCTGAAGATGCGCAACTACAAGGTTGAGCTACATGCTGTCCTCTTATTAAATTACATGCTGTCCAAAAACGTGTCATTAAATGTTCGGGTAGGAAATGTTGTATTCCTGCTAATTCTCTTTTAAAGAATTGATAATCCTCTAATGCTAAAGGATAGTACTTACTTTGTTGTACTGGTGGTTGTGTATCCATATTAAAATAATTTTACTCCATTACATCTTCCATCATAGTTTGGATTAGTTAGACGGTTTAACCATTGCTGCCTTTCACAACATCCACAACTCTTATATCCTAATAAATCTATTGCTATCCATTCTGATAATCTCTTTCCAAATCCTAATGTTATAACGTGTATTAGTGCTTCTAAATAATCTCCTAACTTAATTCTTTTCATTATTTTAGTTTTGCTCTTTTACCTCTTATATTTCTCCAATGTAATGCATTTTCTGAACGAGTCAT